CATTGTTGGCACTGTAGCTAACGGCACTGGCGCTGCTGGTGTTGCTGTGCCTGTTGAGGCCATCCCTGCCTTTGGTATGGATGACGCTGTGGCAAGTTTCGGTGTTGCTGGCTCACGCCAAAGCGACAAGATTCCTGTGCAAGCAGCGCCTACAAGCATGACTATTACGGCTGCTTGGAATCCTTCTGATGCAGCATTGCTTCAGATTCGTGCTGACGCCTACTCTGGTGTTGTTGACCGCACTTTTGTGGTTGCAGCAGTTGAAGGCGTAAACACTGTTGCTTATGCTTTCAATGGTCGAGTTGGTCAGTTTCAAATTGACGCACAACCCGGCGCTGAAGCCAAGTGTATGTTCACAGTTCACCCGCGAGGCAACCAGTACGGCTGGTCGAACAACACATGACCGTTTCAGACGCAATTGAAGCTATTGTTACCAGCTACGGCGACATTGAACTTGTTGCCCGTGGCATGGTGGTTGATGCTAATGAGCTTTTAAGCGCCACAGCAGCACCAGACACAGCAGAAGCCATTGCATTGGCATTGCTGAGAAAATACAACGTGACATACCCTGTCATTGAAGAAGTTGCAGAAGAACCCGTACAAGACACAACAGAGTAAAAATACATGATAGTAAAAGACAGCAACGACCTTTTAAACTTCCTTGTAGCCCAATCCGATTCGTCAAAGAATTGGTTTGGGTTTCAACAACAGAGAATTACAGCAATTGCCCTTGCACATGACATTGCAAGGAATCATGCTGATAAGATGACTCCAGACGAAGTGGTGGATTACGCCATGAGTCTGAACGAGTCGATTTACCACAAGATCATCAAAGCCACACGATAAACCATGACAAAACTCACATCTGCCTTTGGCGAAATCTCTAATTTGCGTACCAAGTCTTTTGAACTTGCTGGATACAACTTCAATGTTCGTGTTCCGCTGACAAAAGAGCTTGATGCTATGCAAGATCGCATTGAGAAATTTGACCAAGCCGAATTCCAAAAACGATACGACAAGATGACAGCATCTTTCCGCACTGACACTTTTGATGGTGTTGAGGTGACTGATGATGATGTAATTGTTGAAGGTCGCTCTACAAAAGAATTGGTTAAGACCATCTTGCAGATGGAAAACAGAATTGTGGAATACATCAGGCTGCTTGTTCCTGTCAATGGAACGCTTGCTGATATTACCTATGAAGAAATTGAATCTGAGTGGCCTACCTCAGTTCAACTAGAAATTATTGCCAAAATTTCTGAGGCAATTCAGCCCGGTTACAAGGATTCACGAAAAAACTAATTTGGGACATTCACCTTCAAGCCAGAGCGTATATTTACGCTCATGGTGGGTGTCCTGACAATGTTCCTGTAGACGATATGCGGAATATTGAGATTATGTTGTCTGACGGTATGTTAGGAAATAAAGCTGTTTTATTGGCTTTAAGTTCCTTGACCACAGGCAACTTAAACTCGAAAATACAGAAGACAACAAGACCGTTTACGATGAAAGATGTTCTTCCATCAACGCATGAATACATTGTCCCGCCGCTGACAAAGGAACAACAGCAAGAGCAAGCCAGCAAGCAGTTGATGGCATTCTTGGCTACTAGACCGGGTTCGGAGGCTTACCTGAAAGAATAGTATGGTTACTTGGACTCCTGATGGCAAAAACAGGATGTTTCGTATTGAAGGCATGGAAGAGCTTGAGGCGAAACTTTCTGAACTGATGGATGCCAATCGTGCTGATTCAGCGGCACGAGCCACTATTGTTAAAGCCGCAAAAGAGGCAATGATTCCTGTTGCCGATCAAGTTAAAGCAACGGCTCCATACGATCCATCGCCAAGAACTAAAAAAAGTCCAATTCACTTGCGAGACACTGTTCGATTAGACGCAAGAATCCCAACAAGAAGAGATCAGCAATCAATTTACGTTAATCCAACAGATGCAGCCATAGCTGTTGTATCTGTCAAAAGAAGTGCCGTTTCTTTGGCTCAAGAATTTGGCACTAAGAAAATTCCAGCACAACCTTTTTTGCGTAGAGCAATAGAGCAAAATGCGGAAACAGTAGTTAATAACTTTAAGACAAGTTTCGCTGAGTATTTGGCCTCATATGCGAATAAAATGTCGAGAAGGAGAAAATAATGGCTTCAAGTAATATTGCTCGTCTTGGTATTGTTCTTGGCGTTGACACGGCAGAACTTGAAGTCAAGATTGCAAAAGCAAAAGAGACATTTCATGGCTTTACCAAACAAGTAGAGCGTGATTCCAACAATGCTGCAAAAGACCTTGTTGCGCTGCGTTATGCAACAGAAGACTACGGCAAGACTTTAACCAAGGTTGAGCAAGTTGAACGAGAAATTAAAGCTGGACGTTATCAACGTGCTGAAGGCAGTTTGATTGAGATGTTGCGTAGGGAGGCTGCGGCTTATGACGCAAAAGCCCTAGCGATGAAGAATGCTGCTGGCGCTCAGTTTAAGATGAACGAGCAGCAGAAGATTCAGTTGACTTATCAAACAACTGACTTGTTTACGCAGATTGCTTCAGGTCAAAGCCCGTTCATTGCCATCTTGCAGCAAGGTGGTCAGTTAAAGGATGTGATGGGTGGCATTGGAAATATGTTCCGAGCCATTGGGACATTGTTTACGCCATTTTCTGTTGGCCTTACATCTGTTGCTGTTGCTGTAGGCTCAGTAAGTTACGCTTTATACAAAGCAATTGATGATCTTGATAAGTTCAAAGATGCAATGACTTTGACGGGCGGCTTTGCTGGCGTAACCTACGACAAGTTGTTAAATCTTGGCAATGTGTTGTCTGGAAAAACAAACGCATCAATTGGTGATGCTAGAGAATTGATGCAGCAATTGGCAGCATCAGGAAAATTCACAGCAACGTCTATGGAGGCTGTTGGAGAGGTTGTGTTGCGCTTTGCCAAGATTGCTGGCGTAGATGCAAAGAAGGCCGCTGAAACACTTATTCCTTTGTTAGATGGAACGGCAAGTTCTGCCAAGCAATTAAACGACAAATACCATTTTCTTACGCTTGAGCAATACAAAAACATTGAGGCGCTTGAGAAGCAGGGCAAGTTGCAAGAGTCTGCAAAACTGCAAGCAACATTGCTGAACGAAAGTTTGCAATCAACACAACGCGAACTTGGTAACTTAGAAAAAGCTTGGCAAGGCGTTGCTAATTTTGCATCTGCGGCATGGGATGCAATGATGGGATGGGGTCGTGAAAGTGGAACTGACCGAGCCATAGAACTACAAAAGAAAATAAATGAACTTACTGATGACATTTCTAAAAGGCAATCAAAGGGCTTAAAGACTGGCTCTCAAGAGGCAGCAATTGCTGCATTTAAAACTGAGTTAAACGCCATTGTCAGCAAAGAGATGGCATTGCTTGATGCGGCAGAGGCAAAAGCTAAAAAAGCGGAAGAAGAGCAAAGAAGAATTAAAGCCTATGCTGGCGCTGGAGGCATTAATAAACAGATAGAAATTCAATCAGCAATTGCCAAAGCGATTGCGAACAACGAATATCTTATTGCTATTGAAAGTGCAAACGAAATACAAAAAATTGAGTTAGAAGCCGCCAAAGAACTTGAGGAAAAGCGCCTTGAGTTTAGCAAAAAGTCTGCGGAAGAAAAGCAAGCTTTTGGCGGGTTGCTTGCAAGACAGTTGGACGCTGAAATTTACACAATTGAATTGAAGCGTGATGAAAAAATAAGAGCATTACGCACTAAACAAACTCTTGCTCAATTTGCTTCTGCCGAAGCATTTAAAGAAGAAAACAGAGCAGAATTATCAGTTGAACGAACTCGCACTGAAGCTTTAGAAAAAGCTGCTCGGGATCAGACTCGCAACATGGAGTTTCAGCAAGAGTCACTGCAATTAAAGTATCAATTAATTTACGCAACTGAGCGTGAACAAAAGTTGGCACAGATTTCACTGGAATACGCTCGTAGGCGTAAAGAAGTAGAAGGACAAAATCCTGAAGTAATCAAGCAAATTAACCGTCAAGAAGAAATCGCAAAAATGAATGTTGTGATTGAGGAATCTGCAAAACGCACACAGCAAGTGTTTGACAGCGTGTATAACAACTTGTCTTCTGCCATTGACAACTTTGTTAAAACTGGCAAGTTAAGTTTTAAGGATTTGGCCCGTAGCATTATTCAGGATTTGATTGCAATTCAGATGAAGGCTGCTGCAATGAAGTTTCTTGGTGGAGCGTTTAAAGGATTGGGGAATCTTGGTGGCGGTGGAGGTTTTGGAACTGGTAACGCTTTTGGTAATCTAGACCTTGGCGGCTTTCTTGCGGAGGGTGGCCCTGCTGCTGCAAATACAGCATATGTTGTGGGTGAGCGTGGCCCTGAATTGTTTGTTCCAAATACTGCTGGTACTGTTATTCCAAACAACCAAATAAACAATATGGGTGGTCAAACAATTAACTACAATGGCCCGATCATTCAAAACATGAACGCCATTGATACACAGTCAGGGCTTCAGTTCTTGGCTAAAAACAAACAAGGTGTGTTTGCTGCTTATCAAAGCGCAAACCGCAGCATCCCAATGTCACGTTAAGGGTCAATCATGTCAGTACCAAATACATTTGCA